CATAGCGGCAGTATACTGATCGTCATTGTAACGACCGCTCTGATCTATCTCAATCTTAAAAGCATCTATAGTAGGTAGCTTGTTGTATTTAGCAACAAACTTGCCTACCTCAAGAAACAATTGACGAGTTACACCTTGAAAGTATTCAGGCTTTATAAAAGGTAGCACCTTACGCATAAACGATTCATCTATCAATAGATGACGTAGTATAAGCTGCTCTAAATTATTGTTCATTATCTTTCATTCCATTCAAGTTCTCAAACATTACGCTCTCTAGTATTTTACCTGCATATCGTTGAAAGTGCAAGTTATCAGTTGTAAGTTCTTCGTCTGGACTTGAATGTAAGGTCACATTAAACTTCATCATATCAGATTTATTATCGATAGAGATCTCTCCAAAGGAGAATACTGATTCAATAAACTCTCCTTCTTTGATTCGTATATGCCAATGATCATCATCACCTGGGATTAACTCAAACTCTTTGTTCTGCTCGAACATACCTGGTATACTAACCATCAACACTCTCCACTATGTCATCCATACTTACTAAGGACTTATGTCCTATCTGATATTGCTTCTTTAAGAAATCTTTGAAATCTGATCCATCAAATATTGGATCCCAAAACGATTTTTCGAGCGTAGCATCGTATCTAACTTTACCTCCGATTTCGCCAGTTGATGGGTCAACCACAGCGTACCATCCGTTAGAAGGCTTAACAACATAGCCACCAGCGAGAGCACAATCCAAGAGACCAGAATACTTACGTACCCCACCCTCCCAAGAAACTGTAATAGGTATTTTTGACTTTTCTTTAACATAACGACTTTTCTCCACATTAATAACAAAATGATATCCTTGAATCTCTGTACCTTTTTTATCCTGCTGACGTCCTAAGATCCAGATATTATCTGCTGAGTAGTAGATACCAGTACCACCACCAACAACATCTTTAGGGAATAGACCAATCTCTTTATACGTATGATTGATAGCAAGCATAGGTATTGACTTCATAGTAAGATAAGGAGTACACATACGGAATAGACCTTTAAGAGCCTTTGCACGTGACATATCTGCTACTGACTTCTCATTGATAGCGTCATCTAATTCTTTCTTAGATGCTAGGTTACCAATAGAGTCAATAACAATGATTACCTTATCAGCACGATCGATAGTCTCAAGCTGAGATATCAGATCAAATTTTAGCTCTTCTACGTTAGCAATAGGAGTATGTAAGATACGAGAAGTATCAATACCGAATTGCTCAAAGTATGATTGAGGAGAACCAAACTCTGAATCGTAGAAGAGCATTACGGCATCAGCATTACGTTCAAGATAAGCACCAGCCATTAATAAGGCGAATGATGTCTTAAAATGTTTAGAAGGTCCAGCCAGTACTGTTAAGCCTGGGGTCACTCCACCATCTACTGAGCCTGACAGCGCTACATTCACCATAGGTACATCTGTAGGCGTCATATCCGTTTCTGTAAAGAACTTAGACTCAGACAGGATATCCGTAGTCTTGATCTTCGAGTTCTTTTTTAGTTTGTCCATAATTGACATGTTGTTGTTTCTCTCTCTCATCTAGTTCATATTGTTGTCTATAACTATTGTTTATTATAGCTGCTTCCTTTAATAAGGTCAACTGTTTATTATAGTTTATAAACGCAGAAACATCTTTAGGGAAGCATGCTCCTCCAAAGCCTTGTTTTCCATCAAATCCAGGGACCTTGGTATGACTAGGCCCAATCCTATCATCAGCACCAATAGCTTTAATAATTGTTGCGAAGTTTGCATTTGTTTCTCCTATTGCATCGTATAGTTGATTGAAGAATGTTACCTTCATAGCTAAGAACGTATTGATAGTATACTTAACAAACGATGCTTCTTCTCTTGTCATATGATATGAAGGACATGGAGAACATAAGCTATATGTTGTATACAGCTTTTCTACTCTCTTTGTAGCCCATTCATCTCCTCCTAAGATATGAAACGAAGGATTAACGAACTGTTCGTTAGCAGACTTCTCGGTAAGGAACTCTGGATTGTAAACAACATTCGTCGGCCAGTCTGCAACTATATCAGGTGTAACTGTTGATTTAACTACTACAAGTATATCTCGTTCTTTTAACTGTTCAATAGTGCTATCAATAATACTACTATCAATAGCACCGCTGTCTCCCATCGGGGTTGGCACACACACAAAAGCACAGTCATATACAGTGTTATTAATATCGTCCAGGTGAGTATCATATTTCGGGTCTATTATTGTCTTTTCTATTTTAGGATGACTAAAACCATAATCTACTGCTTGGCCAACAAACCCGTGGCCAACAATTAATATTTTAGGCATTGTTTACTCTCTTCCTCAAATCACTTGTAGAGAATCTATGTTCTCTTTTATTAAAGTATATCTCTATACCTCTCTTAGCACATATAGCTCTACCTGTAAATGTACCATGCTTATATTCTTCACCTATAATACGAACATCAATCTGAAATGTATTCAGTATATCTTCTAAGTCCTGCTCAGTCTGATAAGGTATAATCTCATCAACATACTTAACTGCTGAAAGTTGTATATATCTTTCTACCAAAGTCTGGACTGGTTTATTTTTATCTTCTCTATCAATAGAAGGATCTACTTGAATAGCGCAAATAAGATAGTCACACTGCGTCTTAGCTTCCCTAAGCATTGCAATGTGACCAGCGTGTAATAAATCAAACGTAGATGCTGTAAAGCCTACTTTCATTTCTTCTTTCTCAATCTACGGAGTTTAGTATACAGACGTTCTTGTTTTTCTAATAACAAGTTTTTTAAGTTTCTACGCTTAGTTCGAGCTGTAGTTGATTTATGTAATCTTTCTGCTGCTTTAGTCATTGTAGTATCTCCTTATACTGTTCCGTTTTTATATGCGTATTCTAATGCGTTATTCGCTTCTACCTCCATAGGTCTATTCTCATACCATTTACCAGTCTCTATATCGAATTGACGACATAGCTCTACTATCTGAGTAGCCGTAATAGGATATCCTTTTTCTATAGCCTTTCCAGCTACAGCAATCATTATACGATACATCTGTCTATACCAACCTGTACCTGATATAGAGATATACTCTACAGCTAGGTTCTTAGGCCAGAAAGGACAGTCTCTATATGACGTCCATACAAAGTTAGTATTATCTAGTTTACCTTTACGATACTCAATTACTTGCTCTCTAAAAGCAGGAGGTAGTCTATCGAGAAAAGACTGAGCATTTCTAGTATCATCATATGGCCACTTGGCAAGAAGGACAGCCAAGTCAATAGGCTCGCCACTATTACGGTAGAAGAAGTTACTAGCACCATCATAGTCCGCTGGTATGTAGTACATCCTAGCAAGGTCTTTAGTCTGTGCATCTCCAATTTCGTTGAGCTCTTGGTTAAGAGCGTACCAGAAGTGACGAAGTTTAGTTGCCACAATCGGTGTGTCAGTATTGAATACAATCCGAAACTTTGGATGATCATCCGTACTTGAAGCAGTACTATACACCACATAATCATATTCACCAAAACGATCACGTAAAACATCTTCTAGGTCTCCTTCAATTACTAGATCATCTACATCTACTGCTGCCCATCCAGACCATTGAATAACGTTCTCGTTCTTACGAGTAGTATCAGGCTTGAATATAGCAGGAGTAATTAACTCTGCGTCTTGCTTACCGTTAAGCTTTCTCTTAGATAGTTTATATAGAAACAAAGTAAACTTATCCCATGAGTCAAAGTCCATTCGTCTATGAGTCTTATTATCATATACAAATCTATTCTGAGCGTCCCACCATCTAGGAGACTTAAATATTGTCATACTATACAAAGAAGTCCTCCAACGTAGCTACAGGTTCAACATCCCAGTTAAGAGCATCGAGTAGATGCTTGATAGGGTCAACGAATGCTTTCTCATATTGCTTATTATAGTCTACAAATCGATGTAAGTCAAGCTCTTTAGGTAGATCGTTAGCATAAGCAATAACGTTCTCCTTTATAGAGTTAGGAGTCTTAAGATAGACGAACTTAATCTTCTCACCGTTCTGTACTAACTCATACTTCTGATCTAGACCAGCTTGCTTTATATAATGATTATATAACAGAGCACCTCTCACATGAATAGGACAAGCTTTTTTATAGATCGTTTTCTTATCAGCCCAAGTAAAAGGTACACCGTCCTTCTTCTTAGATATATTACATCCTCTAGGAAACGATACAGACTCAGGAGGAAGCTGCTTCCATTCCTTCTTGAAGTCAGCAATAAACCTTTGAGTAGCAGTCTCACCTTCGTCAATAATAACCTTAAATATCTTCTTAAACTTATCACGACAGACCTGAGGAGTAGAAGAACGTACAGCATCTACGCCCATCATCTTCATCTTAGGTTCAGCATACTGCACACCTTCGTTATTATGAACGTTTAAGATATAACGCTTCTTAGCAATCCATACACCTCGGTTAGCAATAACCTCACGAGACATCTCCATACGGTTTTCCATAACGTCTAGCTTCTTAGCCAGTACAGCATATGACTTCTCTAGTACACCTTCGAAATGCTCACGACATATCTTATCTAAGAACTTAACAGGATCTTTAGGATTAAACTTCTTAACAAGCTCATTCATATTCACATACAACGAATCAGTATCAATAGCAATCACATAGTCTTTATCGTCAGTCTCTAGAGCAGCATTCATCTCTTTATTGATAGCATTCTCAGCCCAACGAATAGATAGCTGACCTGAAGTAGTAATAGCTTCTGCAACCTGATTATTAAAGTAGCGGAAATGCTTATTACCTAGAGCACCAAACAAAGAGTTCATAAGAATCTTAATAGACATCTGTTGATTCTCTAAGATAGTCATCTTATTCTCTAGACGCTTAGTAGGAGTATTCTCATACTCTTGCTTAGTATCAAGCATAGCTTTCTTAATGAGTCTACGTTCGTTATAGTACTGCTTAATGATAGCAGGAATAATACCTACCTGATCTTTACTAAACTTAACACCCGAGGCAGCCATAGTAGTACCTTCAGGTATATTAACCTCAGCATCACTCAAGAGTTTCTCTACAGGATCTAATCCTAGATGCTCTTTGCCAGGCAATACAGTCTCAGGACTCATATTATACTGAACAATAATCATAGGATAGAGAGAGTTAAGGTCAAAAGATACTACCCAGTCATGCATACCAGTCTGAGGATCTTTAACATACGCTCCAGGATACGGAACCTTCTCTTTACTAAACTTAGGAGGGCAAGCTATCTGCTGCTTGAATAGTAAACGATATAGAATAGAGTCCCAGATCTGCACAGTACCGAAAGTCTCTGAATAGTTAACTCCGCCTCTATAAGCCATAGTCATAGCAAGCGTAATTAAGCCCATCTTCTCTTCTAGTCTATCAACAATCTGAACGTCTTTTATATTATAGTCAATGAACTTCTGAAAGTCATGCTTGTATAATCCATGCAGAGAACCATGCTCATCATAGGAGAGCTTACGCTCTCCCAGTACTACGTGAGCTATATGATCTAGTTTATATGACTCCTGCATACCATAGGTATAACCGAATTTAGTAAACAAGTCATAGTAATCTAACTGCTGAATACCAGCCATCTCGTATGCAATTACTTCTCCACGAGCCATCATAATGTTTCGTTGATCTACTATACCCCAAGGAGAGAACTTCTTATAGACATCACCGCCTATGATATTCTTTACCCTGTTGATGAGATATGGGAAATCAAATAGACGAGTGTTCCAGCCAGTAACAATATCGGGACAATACTTTGGATCGTGCCAGTAAGCCAGCCAAGATAATAGAAGATCAATCTCGTCCTTACACTTGATATATTGGATAGCGTCAACGCCTTCAACTGTGCAATCGTCTTCATTGTAGTCATATAGTCCCCATACTCGATATATATTATCTATATTATTTTTCATCGTGATCGAGATAACAGGATGAGCTGCTTGCTCTACGAAGGGAAAGCCTTCGTCAGAAGCTACCTCAATATCTATAGAAGTAACGTTTACTTTATCTCTATCAAACTTAGGAGCATCAGGAAAGCGATCATTGATATATTGAGTAACATAGTTAGTAGTACCATATACAGTATAGTTATCTACACCTTCGTACTGCTTCATAAAGTCCTTAGCGTCTCTCATAGTATCAAACGTCTTAGGTAATACAGGTTGATTCTGTAGATTATACCAA